CTTTGCCCTGGCACCACCCTTTCGCCCGTACTGAACTCCGACCACGATGCTGATCGGCGAGCCGGGTCCGGCGGTGCGCTTGGGGGGAAGCAGCTTCGTCGCGGACGAAATGGCGCGACGATGGATCGGCTTTCCGCGATACGGCGCAGAGCGCCAAATCTGCCGCAATTCCTTTACCGCTGGCTGGAACACCTTGCGGATCGCCTTCTTGCGTACCGACTCGTTCAGCTTCATCGGCAGCTGCGCCATCGTCTTGCGCACCTCGGCAGAATCGACGGTGATCTTGACGGCAGTACTCACGGCAGCACCTCCGTCGCTTCGATCTCCAGGCGCCGACGGCGCTGGTCTCGGTCCCAGCACGCCCGCACGTTAAACGTGCGCTCGGTGCCATGGTCGTTCCACAGCAGCCGGCTACGGGTATTTACGGACGGGTGAAAGCTCGCGAGGATGCGCCAATCCGTGCGGACCGCCGGGCCTCGGTCGTCCATCGTTTCGTTGGTGGATGCGACCTCGATGTGGCAATGCAGCACGGCGACATTCACCCACGCCTCCGACGCTTGGCCAAAGTCATCGACCGTGCGTACGGGGTTCTGCGCCGTCATGGCGAGGCGCAGCATTCCGGATGGGACGTGTCCAGGCATCAGCCAATGCCCTTCCCCATCATGCCGCAGATCCGGTCCCAGTAGTCGCTCGGGAGCGCCACCGTGTCATCGCCGCGGCTTGCCACGTGCTGCGTCACGCGCTGGAGGAGCGCCATTTCGAGCAGCGGGTTGAGCGTGTTGGTGCCAGCGGTCACGGTCAGGACAACCGGGTAGGCAAGGGCGTCAAGAACCTTGGCGTACTGGATCCCGTTGATTGTGACGAGCGTTGCTGACCCGCTGGTGGCATCATCGTCAACGAACGTGACCGCCGTAGCTGGCTGGCGCTCCAGGCGCACTAGCAACTGGTCGTTCGTCGGCTCCGACGCCACGTACTGCGTTCGCGTAACCGGATCGACGCACCAGCCGGTGCGCTCCTCGAGCTCGCGCTTCGCCGCTTCCCACGCAATTTGGATCGCCGGATCGTCCTCGTTGGAGGAGAGCCGGGCCCAGTTGCGGAACTTGGAGATATCAATCGCCACGGACTACCTCGCAGCCAGGTGGCGCCCCCGAAGGAGCGCCACCTGTGCCGATGAGAGGATGAGGATCAGGCGTTCGTGACCTGGAGCTGCACCAGCGACTTGACGCGGGTGAATTCGCTGTTGGCGAACATCATGCCCTGGAAGATCACGCGGGCCGAGGACATCGCCGTGATCTCGTCGCGGATCATGCCGATGCCGCCCCACTCGCGGATGGCGAAGCCGTCCGAGATGTTGCCGAGCACGGCCAGGCAGTTCTTTCCGCCCGAGCCGCCCGCGGTGCTGATGTGCGCCGGGAGGTACTCGGTCACGTAGACCGGGAGACCCATCAGGGTGAAGCCAGCGCCAGCCTGGCCGACAGCGTCCGCGCTCGGGATGAAGAGCGGCACGTTGTTGACCGTCAGCGTCGCGATGGTGGCGTACACGTCCTGCGGGATGATCCACGCCGAGGAACCCCAGTACGCAGCGGGGAGCTTCTCGTAGCGCATCTCGCGCAGCTTGGCAAGGGTCGCACCAGCCGTGATCGCCAGAGCACGGGTGGTGCCCGTCGAGGTCGCGCTCGTGATGTTCACGTTGGCGTTCACCGTGAAGATGCCCTTCGGCGCGTTGGTGCCGGTGCCGCCGATGTAGCCCCATTCGGTGTTCTTCGACATCTGGCGCTGGAGGTTGTCCATCACCTCCGCCTCGACATCGAAGTTCGCCTGGCGCATGAGCTGCTGCGAGACCTGCGTGTAGGGCAGGCACGGGACCGGAGCCAGCGGCACCTCGGCGAAGCCGGGATCGATGCTGGTGCGGGCGGTCGTGCCGGTGTCCGGCTGGGTCCAGGCCGAGGTGTAGTCGGCGGTGGCCAAGGTGTTGTAGCGCAGGGTCGCGTAGCCCTGGACGCCGGTGCGGAGGTCCGCCAGGTTGCGGATGACGCTCTGCGCCATCATGTACTTCAGGATCCCGTCCTCGTACAGCTTGGGGATGAGGATGTTGGAGTTGGCGCTGGTGATCAGCTCGCGCTGCTCGGGCGCACGGCCACCCTTCAGCCAGCCGAGGAACTGCTCGCGGTACTCGCCGCTGGAGCGCCACTCCTCGGTCTGCTCGCGCTTCTCGGCGACGACCTTCTGCGTGATCGCGTGGGACGCGAAACGCTCGCGGAGGGCCGCGGCGCTGCGCTTCTCGTTGAGCTCCTTGAGCTCGTTGAGCAGCTCGTCGGCGCGGGCCTCGCTCTCGGCGCTGATCTGGTCAGAGGCGAGAATGGAATTGACTTCGGTCTCGATGGCCTTGCGGCGCTCAATGATTTCCTGCTGCTTCACGTGAGGGTCCTCAATCGCAGACGCAACCGAGCAAGGCTCGGCGAATGAGTGCGAGCCTCGGCGCTGGTCTGCGGATAAGCGCCGTTTTCGACAATGGAAACCTCGCGGAGATCCACCTCCGTGAGGGTGCGCTCCGAGCCCATCCAGGCGTCGGAGCGGACGAAGAAACCGAACGACATCTCCGAGAGCACGCCAGCCTCGACCAGGGCGCGAACGTCCTTGGCCTTCTGCGTGTCAGGGAGATCGACCTCGAATGCGAGGCCCTTGGAGTCGGAGCGGAGCTGGAGCAGCCCGCTCTTGGTGTTGGCGAGGAGCTCGCGCCGATCGTGTCCGACCAGGAGCGAGACATTGGCAGCGAGCGAGCGGTCAAAGGCGCCGGGCGCGACGCGCTCGACAAACGGCTTGCCGTTGTTGACGCCGCGCACCGTGAGCGGGAGGCTCGGCGCGTTGTAGACGCTGGCGTAACCGGCAAGCTTGTTGCCGCTGCGCTCGAAGGTCGCGGTGCGAAGCTCAAGCATTTTCATCCCCCACGTTGTCGGGCCCAGCCGCTGCGCTGGCGCCGCCAGGCATCGAGACCGTCGGCGTGTCCAAGCCGGCGACCGGGGCCAGCCCGAGGTAGTGGCGAGCGTCGTTCGGCGACATGACGCCAGCCAGGACGAGCTTCGAGAACGCCATGCCGGCGTCGCGGAGGTTGCCGCGCACGATTGCCGTCGTGTCGATCCGCACGAACTCGCCAGGGCGGCAGAGCTTCCGCGTGAGCTCCGATTCCCACGCGGAAGCCCACGCCGCAATCGCGCCATCGGCGTATGCGCGGGCGACTTCGCTTTGGCTGACAAGGGCGCCGCCGCCCTGCTGAAACAGCATCTCCGGCGGAACGCCGAACGCACGGGCGATCTCCTGGACGCTGAAGCGCCGGGATTCAAGCATCGTGCCGCTGGTCTCCTGGGAGATCTTCTCGGCCTTCATGCCCTCGCGCAGGATCAGCGGACGGCTTGCGCCGTCGGCGGTTGCGTGCATGGTGTTCCATGCGTCGCGGATTGCCTGCACCGTCTGGTCGCTCATGGCGCCCGGGTGCGAGATGGCAACCTTGCCCATGCTGCCCGTACGGACCAAAGATGCGTGAGCGCCGTTCTCATCGGCGGCGAGCTGCATTGCGTGGCGGGCCACGTCGAGCGGCGAGCGGTACCAGCACGGGTTGAGTTGATCCGGATATGCGCCGATATGCAGCACCTGGTCGGCATTCATCACCAGGCTTCCGATGCGGTACTGGACGCCTTCCTCGGTGATCTCGCCGCTCATCGCGTCGGCGGGAACCGGCTGGAGCTCGGCGATCTCGCCGTCGCCTCCGCGTCGGATCAGCGCAATTCCGTTGCCGTGCGTCAGCGCGACGGAGGTCGTGTAGCGGCGGAACTCGTAGCCGGACTGCCAGCGGCTCGCGTCGCGGTTCAGCAACATCTCGACCGGATGGCCTTCGATCTCTTGGCCTTCGCTGTCGTAGACCGACACGGGAAGGCGAGCGATATCCGCCGAGATGAGGTTGGTTGCACGAACGACAGCGGGGATCGCGTCAGCCGGCGACGCGACAATCGGCTCGGGTCGCGTGTAGATCGCGACGCCGGACTTGAAGCCGAAGAATCGTGCAAAGATGCCCACGGAGCAGATGGAACAACTCTGCCCCGAAACGTCAACCCGGAATTCTTGTAACCGTGTCTATCCAATGGGACACGACGATGTCGAGAGCCCAGTTGCTTCACGCACCTGGTGATGCTCCATCAGCAGCGCCGCCATGTTGCCAGCGATCACCGCGTCGGTGTTGCCAGCACTTCGCCCCTTCACCGGGCGCGTGTTGCCGACGTTGTCGCGGATCAAGCGCACGGCGTTGAGCGCCGAGCGGAGCACGGGGTCCGGCTCGTAGATGAGTTGCTTCGATTTGAGCAAGTCGCCCCACAACTTCCACGCGGGCGCCATCGTGCGGATCGATTGGTCGACGGGAATGATCGGCCAGCCGCGATCTGCCCACCGTTTGATGTCGCGTGCCTGGGCTGGATGCGGGTCGACGCCGATCTTTCGCACGTCGTAACGCGCCATCAGCGCCTCGATTTCGGCTTCTACGACGGCCATGTCGTGCCATTCGCCAGGCATCCGGCGCAGGAAACCCTGCTCCACCCACGCGCCCAGCGGGTTCTTGCAGCGCCGCTCGTCAAGTTGGATGTCCGTCCCGGCCCACCAGGAGATATTTCGGGCGCGGATCACGGGGCCGTCTACCACGCAGAGGCACAACGAGGTCAAATCGAGCTGAACCCCATAGCCACCCCGACTCAAATCGATTGCGATCACGGCGGGCGCACCGGCGAGGCGGTCCCAATCGGTCTTCTGCATCTGCCGCTCGAGCACCCCAAGATCAACGTCGGTGGTGGCGATCTCGAAGTAGCGGCAAGCGATCTGCGTCTCAAACTCGGCAATCTGCTTCGGATCTCCGGAGCCAAGCATGGCCCGAGCTTGCATCTCGATGTCCGGTCGCTGCGTGGTCACCCCCAGCGACGGGTGCGCCTTCGGCCAGACGGTGGAATCTTCTGCTTGATCGTCCTGGTCGAGGCCATACAGCAAGGCAAACCAGCCGTACGGCAGCGGCTCCCCGGTCTCAAGGGCCTTCTCGCAAGCGTCCCAATAGGCCCAAATTGGCCTTGTGCGCTGCTCATGGTCGGGCGTCGAGATGGCAAAGAGCTGCGCTTTTGGGCTCTTGGACAGCCCCGTGATGAGGCGACCGAGGCCCCTGTCCATGCGAGCGACCTCGTCGGCGATGATCAGGCGGTCCATCCGGCCATCGAGCGCCTTGTCCGTGCACGGCAACGTCGTGAACTCTGCCGACCCATGGCGCACCTTGCCAGGGATAGCGATGGTCGTCCCGCCCCTGGCCTCCCACTCGACGCCGTCGCCGTGGGCGTCGTTCAGGGTCGTGCACATGGCCCGCATCCGCTCGAACACGATCTGCGAGAGCCGCCCGTCCGGAGCGCTCGACGCAAACTTCAGCCGCTTTGTCGGATCGGCCATCCCGGCCATGAGATGCCCTGCCGCCATCTCGGTCTTGCCGTTGCCCTTGGCGACCACTACCAGCACCGCCTTAAACGCCGGATGGTCGGTCTTTGTGCCGTCGACCACTCGTCTGGCGGCGTGGACCACCATGCCCACCAGGCATTGCCAGGGCAACCACTCCAGCGCTTCCCCGGCTTGCTCCTCGACGCCCTTGCCGCACTTGCGGGCGAACACCCGCACGGCCTCGGCGGCATCGTCGTCCCACCACAGGTTGTGCGCCGCCGGCGCGGCTCGC